AGTTATTATTTTCGGACTATTAACGGGTTTAATTATGTTTGGAATAGTGGGAATGTGGAGAGAAATTGATACAACAAATCCCTTTAAATGGAATGAATATCAAATTAGTGAAACAACCTTTAAACAACAAGAACAATGAAAACAGCAGTAGAATGGTTGTATGAGCAGATGCCTAAAAAAATACAGCCACATTACAAGAAACAACTTGAGCAAGCCAAAGTAATGGAAGAACAACAAAAAGTAGAGTTTGCTCTTAGAGCTTACGGAGAGAAACTTTCAACAGGCAAAGGCCTTGTTGAGATTGTAAATAGTATGAGAACCTTTAAACAACAAGAACAATGACAATATTTATATTAATTATATATAGCATTGCTACATTTAGAACTATCGTTCCATTAGGCAACAAAGAAGAATTTACATTAGCGAACATAATATTTGCTAGCGCTCATATTGTAGCATTATGGTACTTGTTTGATTTACTAGTCACATTAAAATAAAATAACATGAGAAAGAACAGCAATTTTGAACACAACAACATATGCACAAGAGGAAGTGTAATGTTAAAATACTTCATTGAAGAAATGCAAGAAAAGGGATGGGCAGGGAAATGCTGTATAACAGGAGATGATACACATTTGTTTTACTGCATAGATGAAAAAGGATATCTTAGATGCGGTGTTAGTACTGGCAATAATCACATTGTAAAAGATTCAGAATTCATTGAGTACTATAGAGATATGCTAGCGCCTATTGAGTCAGAAGAAAAAGGAGAAATCTATGCAGTGACGCGTACTCAATTTAAGAAGATACATGACGTGGCATGTGATAAATGGAAAAAGACCCTTACCGACTGGTGTAATGAGCAGACATTTGGCGAGGTATTAAAATTTTCACGCAATGTAGTTGAGTCTATGCTTGCTGCCTCAGGACCTTCACAGAAACAAGTTATCCTATCTGTATTTGATACATACGAAGAAGATAAAAAATTAGATCTTTCAAGTATGTCATTCAAGGGCGATGTGTTTGATATTTATGGTACTGATGCGCTTATTGCAATAAATACTGATACCAATAACTCTTCCATTCTTAATGATGAATACACTTGGGAGATCACCAATGAAGGAGGCCGTCAAATATTAACACCAACAAGAAAATGAAACAAAATCAAGCAAGAATACCAAGTGTAGGAATACTTTACCTGTACACAATGATTATTGTCACTATCATATTTGCTATGACAAGCTGTGCAAACACAAAGAAGTACTACAATTGTGATGCTTACAAAACTCATTACAAACCAATCAAGGCAGAGAAGCACCGTCACGCTCTTTGCGATGCTTACAACTAACAATGATAAAGAATCATAAAGAATTATTAGATGAAATAAGTAAGAATCCACACCATGTATCATTCATAATGTCTGCAATAATCGACAAAGTGAATTGGACAGAAAGTAATCGCAGGCACATACTTAAGAACGATGAAGAATTTAAAATAAATGGTGATATACCTGATTTTATTAGCGGAAGTAATTGGGTCCTTGCTAGTGATGAAATTAAAATTATTGTAAACAAGTTTTTAAATCCATTTAGTTATGAACATAGAAGCACTAAAAGAAAACATACCTAAGCAACATAGGAAAAAAATAATTGCCCTAGCGATGTACTACACTAGGTATTGGAGTATAAATCCTGAAGATGTAGTCTTAGCTATGCTTAGCAACAGAGTGGATTGGCATCATAAAGTTCACAACGGTTTAACATCGGAGGGAGAAATGGATTCACGTATCACCAGATTTTTAACGGGAAACAGTACAGAAGTGCCAAGACGTTTCAGGTGGAGTGATTCTTACTTTGAAAATTTACAGCCATGAACATAGAGCAATTTAAAAAGTTTAAAAAGAAGAAAGAGTTTGTTGCTTTTGTTCTTTACTATTCTAATAACCGTACTTATGAGAATTCATTGATGTACATCTTTTATAAATCTGATGACTTAGAATGGACAGGTAGAAGAGCATATAATAACGTACATTCATTTAATGACTCTGACAGCAGGGTGAGAGCTTTTATACGCTCATCAGGAACAGATCAAGCACTATTAAATGATTTAACTCCTTGGCCTAGCTCTAGACTATATGGTTTAAGCAAGCAAGAGAATAGTAGCCGAGGTTTTTTGAGACTATTTAATGATCTAGATTTACCATTTTAAGGGATAGCCGAACCCCTTCAATAGTAGGCACAATTAAATTTTATAACTACCATGATTAATAGAAATCTTTTACCTTTAGACTTTGTAATTAAAAGAGACGAAGAACACGAACTATGGCCTGAGTTTTTAACATGGCTAAACGAAGCATTCGAAGGAGTACTACCCAAAGTTAAATTCGAGGGCGAAGTAGATGGGTATTATGGCCTCATTGAGGATTGCCCAATCATTATGCCAGAGCCTGACACTGCAGACGTACTCACGTTAGAAGAATGGATGTCTGTAATTAACGGACAAGACATTGATTTTATCGAGACATACAATTGCGAATCTCATCCAATTACTAGATGTGTAATCATTAGTGATTCCGCTCCGCATGGCGGTAAGTATGCCTTAATCAGAGAGTGCGTTAGTATCAACTATCCTGATTGTATAGGCTACGCACTTAAGAGTGACTGCCAACAGTTATTAGATGGCAGATGGATGCTAGAGAGTCATGCTGATGAAGATGACAATATCGTGTTCTCTGACGAGCATGGTAGATTAATGGATTCAACTTCAGAGACCGCTGTTTTCACAGAGGATGAGGAGTGGATAGATACCAGTTATCACAACGACTATATTCGTATTGAATCAAATGGAGTTTACTTTTCATCTAGTAGTGCGGCTGAAGATCATGGCTACTACTACAGTGAAAGAAAAGATTGTTGGATGCATGAAGATGATCAACCTGAATGCGTAGAGGATTGCAATGCTGGTTATCATCACCTATCTAGAAAAATTAGATTCAATGACTCCGCAGAGTTCACCATTGGATTCGAGATTGAGAAAGAAGATGATGATGCAGGTATGATTCACTATCAAAAATTGTACAACGAAACAGGTTGGTGCAAAGAAAATGACAGCAGCCTTAACGATGATGGCTATGAATTAGTCAGCCCTGCCTTCAATCTTCAAACAGATGATTTAGACAGAGAAATCAACGCAAGCGCAGACCTTCAGGCTCTAATCAATGCTGACTTCTCAAATAGTTGTGGTGGCCACATCAATGTTGGTTCTCCTAAGTATTCGACAGAGCAGTTATTCGAGGGCTTATCAGGCTTCTTTCCGCTTCTGTATGCGCTTTATGATGGTCGATTGGACCGTGACTATTGCAAGGCCAAGAAAAAGCACAGATACTACGAAAAAGACAAGTACTCATCAGTGTACATTCGTGACAAAGTTGTTGAGTTCAGAATCTTCAGTGCGGTATCTAGTGTCAACAACTTACTATGGAGACGTGACTTAATTCGCATCATGTGTGAAAACTTCAACAAGTCTGAGGTTGATGTGCTTCGTATGATGGTAGATAGTCGCAGCAAGCTGTATAAACATCTTCGCAAGGTTTATAATCAAGACAAGTTGATTGACAAAATCGAAAGCTTCGTATTGTATTGTGACCAATTCAACAACAAGAAGCTACCAAAAGTTGATGTTAGCAAAATCAAAGCTGACAACTTAGAAGAAGCATCTAGCTCTTTAGCAATCTAATTAATAATCAAACAAACTAAAAAATAAAAAAATGTGTATAGCAATTCTTAATACAAAAGGTACAACACTTAAGAAAGATACCCTAAATAATTGTTGGGTAAACAATGGCGATGGCGCAGGTATCTTATATATTGACGACAACAAAAAGCTAGGGGTGTTCAAAGAAATGAATAGCTTTGAGAACTTCTACAAAAATTACATCGAAATCAAGCAGAAGTATGGTAAGCGCAACATTGTATTGCACTTCCGTATATCTACTCATGGCCGTGTAAATGAGACAAACTGCCACCCATTCATTACTAATGACGACATTGGCTTTGTTCACAACGGTATGATTTACGATGTTCCTGAATCTCTTGAGTACTCAGACACTTATATGTTCAATGAGTCTATCCTTAAGAATCTTAAGCCTGGCTTCGAGTATAACGAGACTATCCTAGGTATGCTTGAGGCGTTTATCGGATCAGGTAGTAAGCTTATATTCCTCAATAAGGAAAATGAATTCTTTATCGTTAATGAGCGAGCAGGACACTGGAATCTAGGATGTTGGTTCTCTAATACATCTTATCAACAAGTCAATAATTGGTATGACTTCGGAGGTACTCGCAAGTACAAAAGCACACCTAGTACAGGTTACACTTGGGGTGCTAACTCCAATTGGGGCGCCAAGGATAAAACCTATTCATCAAGCGTCTTCAATGAGGAAGAAGAGGGAGAGTTCGCTACAAATATGTGCACTGATTGCGGATGGATGCTAGTCACTGAAGCTGAGATGAAAAATGGAGTATGTGAGTTTTGTGAACACGAAAACCATGCCCAAGATGACTTGTGTGGATTATGTCAAGAAAACGAAGCAACTGAGTTAATCACTGAATTCAACGCTTCTGTATGTAAGACCTGTAAAACTAGTCTAGGAGCATAATCACTATCAATAACACGGGGGTTCTAGCGAATCCCCTTTATCTTTAAAATTATGATGAGTATAGAAGACTTTAAGCGGATTCCGGTAAACGATAGAATAATGGTCATCGCTAATTGCTTACATAGACATAGGGAAGATGGCGCTCTTTTAAGAAGGGTAGCTACATCGTTTTCTGCTGCTGATTTCTTAAACAAATCATCGGTTTGGGATGAAACGCCTCAAGGTCATGATTATTGGGATTCATTACACAGAAAACTTTACAGAATTGATGAACTATGGGCATAAAGGAATTTAAAAGAATACCTGCTGAGGATAGGGTGTACATTATTTCTGAGTTTATTAAGCAACACAATGAGTACACAATGGCAAGAGTATTTAAAGAAGAAGTTACCGCATATACATTTGTTGACTCGGTGTCATGGGGTCATTGCCACAAAGACCCAAATCACATGGTAGATATTTATAATAAAATAGCTCCATTTCATTTAAAAAGAAGGCAATGGTAAAAGAAATAAAAGAACTTCCTCCTAAGGTTAGAGTGGAAATGATTGCTAATCTAATGAAGGATAGGGGTCAAGAATTGGGTCTTTTGGATTTAAATTACCTTATTAAGGGTAGATGTTTAGGTGCAATGTTTGGCTTTAGCGGGTCACCTCAAGGATCTAAATACTGGAGACATCATGCTGACCGGTGGCGTTGAAACAAATAATAATTACAATCATGACAATATTACAATTTAAGAATCTAAATCCTGACGAAAGAATAAAGTTCATAGCTAATTTAATTGATTATAGGGGTGATGATAATATGATTACATGCTGGAAAAGATCTAATGATATAATGCGATTCATTGATCAACCTTCTTGGATATCTCTTCATTCGGGAAGAGCTTTTATGGTTCCTATTTGGAATAGGCTTTGTGAAAGTTATGACCACGAAACAAGACAAGTTTAAATTAACATTATGACTTACGAAGAATTTATTAACAACTTCAAGCCTATAACAAACAACATAACTAACAATGCGCCTTATGGTGGGTATATGTTTGAAACATTTGGTGCAGAGCTTGACTTTGTAAAGCAACACAAAAACAAAAACATATGGACAATCATGGATGATGACTCTATACTTGCGGGATACCACATTGTAAATAGAATGGGGTATATCATTTGCGAGGTAGACAATCATGATATGGACATGGAAATAACTGATTTTGATGAGGAGATTTGAGAATATACTTTACTTATTTGCAGGGATTGCGATAGGTATGCTATTGGCTACAACGATGTATGAAAAAGAAATAGAAAAGATATACAGCATTGTAGAGATACCAAAGGTTGGCGATATGAGTGACTGCGCTAACGAAAGAGAGATAGGTTATTACGAACACTTAATGCGCACAAAATAACCTTTAAACCACAATAACAATGAAAGAGAACATAGGATTTATAGATGATGAATTTGATTTAGAATCACTTAGAAATGTACCAACAGCAGAAGAGTTTTTAACTGAAAAAGGTTATCCTGGATTTGCTAAACATACTCTCATAAAGGAGTGGATGAAAGAATTTGCTAAACTTCATGTAGAAGCAGCATTAAAAGCAGCAAGTGAATCTGAAAGTGACGGTACATTTGGTAGAATGATTTACCCTAATTCAATCTTAACTTGTTATCCAATTGAAAACATTGATTAAACCTAAACAACAATAACAATGGAAACAGCAGTAGAATGGTTAATTGACGAGTTATTTAATTATGATAATGGCGCTAGTGAGTATTTTAGCAAAGTTGCAATTTATAACCACGCAAAAAGAATAGAGAAGGAGCAACATCAAGAAACTTGGAATGTAGCACATCAAGCAGGTAGATTTGAGGGTAAAGGTATTGCAGAAGAAAATTGGCAAACATTTCAAGCACATTGGGAGGATAACTTTAAACAATAAGAATAATGAAATCACTAAAATTATTATATTACAGATTTAAAGTCATTAAACGATCACAAGCATTAGAACTTGGTTTGGAGTTCAGTAATAACGTACATGGGGACGCAATAAATCATTTGAATTGCAGAAGTATTTGGGTGGATTCTAAAGGTAGAACTTATAGAGTTCATGAATTAGAAAAGACTAAACATCACGAACTATGCAAGTGTGGTTGGCGAAAAATTGGTGGATATAGTTGCCAAAGAACTGATTGTAATCAAAACATCTAAACAACAAGAAGAACAATGAGTAAAGAATTCGAATACCTAGTTGGCAAGAAGATATCAGGAGTAAGGTATATGACTGATCAAGAGGCTAATGACTTTGGCTTCTATAAGAAACCATTAGTAATTGTATTTGAGGGTGGAGACTTTATGCTTCCAGTAGCAGACGATGAATGCAATGATGGTGGTGCAGCACTATTCTTTGAGCGGCAAAGAAACGGATATAAGGAAACATTAATCTATACTACATGAGTACATATCACATATTCTACACACGTAAAAACCAACTGCCTAGTGGCGTAAATATCTCTGCAATAAATGAGGTAGATGCAATAACTAAGTTTACTTCTGAGCATCAGTACGATGAGATAGTATACATAGCTAAACAAGAAACACTATGGTCTCTTCGAAAGAATTAGTAACACCTAAATCAAATAATATGAACACAAGAGTTTTTAAAACAAATGAAAAGTATTTAAACTTCCTAACTGATGTGTATTCATCTGCATCTAATGATGGAAAGTTTAAAATGCGAGCTATTCTTAGTAAGTATAAGATGAGTGGCAGGGTATCATCTATCATAATGGATCGTGGTATCATTAAGAAATATAAGTCTGCTGAGACAGGAATAATGTATAGATGGAATACTCGCCAGCCAGATATAAGAATTGCCAACGCAGTAAGAAAAGCCCTTAACGAGGAGACATACAGCAATAAACTAAGGCTAGATGCAGAGAGAAACAATAAGACAGTTGCTGTTAAGAAAACAGAAGTTAAGAGTAAGAAAGTAGAGGTTAATAGAAGAAGGCCCACTCCTAAGAAAGAGGTTGTAACCAATAAGGAGTTCAGCTTCATGTGGGGATTAATCAAAATCAAGTACTAATGGTAACAACTGAAGAGATTGTAGATATAGCTAACTATCTACACATGGATATTGATGATCAAATAATTGAAGAAACTAAAAGATTGTATTACGAATCATCTTTAACTGATGGATTGAATAAACATGAGGTTATAGAAGGCATATTGTACTACTTAGTTTCATGAGTAGGAGAATAATAAAAACATCAATTGCAATACTTGTAAACTCACTCTTATTAGTAGTATACATATCTTCTATTGTGTCTTTTATATATAGAGTTATTACTAGAAATAATCATTAAATTAGAACATGAAGATAATAGATTTACTACTTGAAAGGTTGCCCAATAATTATGTAGAACTAATAATAAACAACATGGATGATTTCAATGTGGCATACAAAGAAGAAGGTACGCTTGCTTCTGTAGAACTCATGACGTTGTTTGATTGGAATGAGTCTCGTGAGGGCTATGACTTCTGGAATAGAGTTTACTTATACTTAGTCGGTGAATCAGAACTGCCACAACTGCCAATAGAAATTAAATATAAACCATCATCTGTTCTTATGATGAGGGATGGTATGTACGTTATGAATACTGGAGGATCAGGACTAAATATAAAGTATGATGTGATTATGCATGAACTTAAGAACTCAAATGCCAAGGCACGAGAGCAGGTTCTTCTATGGCTTAATTAAAATTTTTCACTATCAAATTTTTTTATTCAAAAATGTTTTATACATTTGTAGTGTCGAACTCCACTTTCGATATCTAGTTTTAGCATTATATCATGGTAGATATATATAAGACCCTAGTCGAAGTGGAGAAGCGGCTAGGGTTTTTTTATGCCCTATTACATACGGGTGTTGTATACCATTGAACATCTTTACCAAAAACAATGTCTCACAATGAACGCTTGTTCGATAAATAAAATCTCGCTCTGTCTGAACGCTTGACAACGAGTACTGCATACTGAAAGGTAAAAGAACAAGTGAGCCAAATAACCTAAGTCGAAAGACTGAATTAATAAGAAGAGGTCGCAGAGGGAAGTGTCATTGGTGGGAGTATCTCTATTCAAGTAAGAGATTTAAGTGCTGTGTGGTATATGCAGTATAAAAGCGAAGCTATAACTAATAAGTAAAACAATGGATATAAAACTAGAAAGATTAAGTCCTGAAGACATAGCATTCAACTTATCCTTTATGTTCTACAAGGATGAAGATGTTACAGGAGTTAAAGCGTATGAGTTCGCTACAAAAAGCCTACACGCAATAATAGAAGCATTCCATAGACAAGGACTTGAACCACCTGAAGAGTACAGAGAAGCAGGAGTTATATTGTTTATGAGATTGTCAGAAGAAATAGAAAAAGATGGGGTTCATTAAGTATACAATATCTTGGATCAGTCAGAATCTAGCTATTCCATTCTGGTCTATCGGACATATACACCTTATGACTACAGTCTATGAAGACATATACGAGGTGTTAATGTCATTTGGCATGAATGTAATAGTTGCGATAGGATTTATTATTGACTATAAAAAATCATTAGAATGAAAACAGCAGTAGAATGGTTGGAGAGTGAGATTTTGGAACATTACTCACCTTTTGACAATAAACTTTTATACGAGGCTATACATAAAGCTAAGGAAATGGAGAAGAATCGGATTATTGAGGCACACTTTAATGGCTGTGAAACAGGTGAAATGTTTAATAATGAAAATAGAGCATTTATAACTGACTCAGAAGAATATTATAACAGAACATTTAAATAACAAGAACAATGAAGTTAGAATTTAGAACACAGTTTAAGAAAAGTAAAGAGGGCAATATACACTTTAGTTTTTTATCAGTCAGTTTTGGGAGCAATGCTTTCTTAATTGCAATCTTAGGACTAGTATTTATCTTTAAACAACAAGAACAATGAAAGAAGAAACACAATTAACAGCAGTAGAATGGTTGGTTGATGCCCTTAATAAAGAAATGGGATTAATATCTTTTGTTCCAAATGCAGATGAAGAATATAAGAAGGAATTATTTAATATTATTCAACAAGCAAAAGAAATGGAGAATTCTCAAGCGACAGAATACGCAAAATGGTCTCTTGGTATCTATGAACTTCACGCTCGGTTTTTTACATTTTTAGAATGGATTAAAGATGAGCCTAAAGATGACGAACAATGAAAACAGAAAAACCAACACAGAAACAATTAGACTATATTAAGTCTATTGAGGAAAATACAGGAATTATTTTTACAGGAATAACTAAAGAAGAAGCCTCAAAGTATATTTCCGCAAATAAGAACCACCCAGGAAATCAGAATGAGTGGGCACTTGTTAATGGATATTAATTAACAACAAGAACAATGATATGGAATACGCTTATACACCAAAAGAAAAAGCAAAAGAGTTAATAGATAAGTATTATACTCAACTACCAGACTTTGCGGGTTATCATGATTTAGAAACAGCCAGACAATGTGCATTAATTGCAGTTGATTTGTTAATGAAAGAGGCTTATCGTCAAAATGATTACGAAGGATTTATGGCACATTGGAAAGAGGTTAAACAAGAAATAGAAAAGCAATGACACCAAAAGAAAAAGCAATACAGTTGGTAGGTGAATTTATAGACCAAGTTTCATGGGGTAGACTTGAACACAAATATCAATGTGATGAAAATGCTAAACAATGCGTATTGATTTTAGTTGACGAGACATTAGAGGCGTTAAGTGAAAATCAGTGGCAGAATCGTAATCAAATTGCTTACTATAAAGAAGTTGAATTAGAAATTAAAAAGTTATGAATGATTGGAGTAGCGCCTGGGAAAGAGCAATGAAAGAAAGGCTTAAGGAACGCACAGAAAAGCTGCACGTTAGCACTAGTCATGGAAAGATTAGTGATGGATTTCTTAAACACATTGAAGAGATGGGAACAGCTGAGAAGCCAATCAAGATAGAGACAATCAAAGATCCTGTCATTGAAATGCTTAAGCAAAAGTTTGATGAACGCAGTCAAGTAGGTATCAATAAATACGGTACGACACTAGCTGAAAACAATGATGATGACTTCCTTATGCATCTATTAGAGGAGCTTATGGATGCCTCAGCTTACATAATGAAAATCATCTCAAAAAGGAATAATTCTAAATAAATTATTTGCAATTCAAACTTTAATTGCTATATTTGTAGCAAATCAAATAACTTATGAACAAGAAGACAGGTATTCGAGACCTAATGAAATCGAAGCGATATGGCGCAATCCATCTCAAAGAAGCTCTAATTGAACGTAATGTTCCTGGCAATTGGGAGGCCTATCAAAATGTTTACAACCTAATGTCCGGAAGAACTCCTCGCGATTCTTATGCCTTCATTGTAATTGCAGATATGCTTGGTGAAGACTTAAGGGATATCCTGATGAGATATTCTACCGTACAGAATGAAGTAATGAATTATACAAACAAAGAATTAGAACAAGATTTTAACTGGTAATTATGAGCAAAGAACAATTAGTACACCTATTAATGCAGACCGATGGCGATAGCTTTAAATTTGAACTTCAAGGGAAAAGAAGTGATGTAATTTCAGCATTTCTATATGCAATGAATGATGAGCCTGCATTCGCTGACTTATTAAAAGCTTGTGTATCATTCCATGAATCAAAGGAGTATCAAGAAGCATTCTTAAATAAAGTAAAAGGAGACGCATAATATGAATTTAAACGAACTAACAAGACCACTAGATATTAGTGACATCGACTTTCGAGTACAGTCAATTAATAATGGTGGCTATGCTACGATTCTAGCATACAAAGATGCACGTGTAGATATGGCACGATTAGATGCTGCCGTTGGTCCATTAGGTTGGCAGCGTAAGCACGAGTTTATTAACGGTAAGTTATTCTGCCACGTAGGCTTATGGAATGGCGCTGGTGATTGGGTATGGAAATCTGACGTAGGTACTGAGTCAATGACTGAAGCCACCAAAGGTGAATCTTCTGACTCATTCAAGCGTGCTTGCTTCAATTGGGGTATTGGCCGTGAGTTGTATGACTATCCTTTAATCTCTGTCAAGCTTAATGACAATGAATGGTCAAAGGATGGTGGTAGACCTAAGCAAACGTACAACCTTAAGATTCGTGATTGGACATGGTACTCTGAGTTCACTGATGGTCGTGTATCATTCCTTGCTGCTAAAGATGAGAATGGTAAGCTACGATTCAAGTGGGGCGAGATGAAACCTAAGCAAGCTGAACCTGAGTTCAAGCCTGCATCAGCACCTGCTGAAGTACAAGATGATTTACAGCCTGATGTACAACCTGCTCCAGTGCAAGTACCTGATGAAGCTAACGTGAAAGGTATACTTAAGCCACAAGCTGATGAATCTGATCCTGAGCGTGATGCATTAGTTGCTGAGTACAATCAGTTGTATGGCAAGAATCCTGATAAGCGCATGAAGAATGAGACAATCAAGAAAGCTATCCAAGATAAGGTAGATGAGATTCTTGATGAGGGATTGACTGAAGAAGAAGTTGAAGAGGAAAACATCTCTGATTACTTTGATAAGGTTAAATCAATTACTGATCCTAAGCAGTTCATTCAATGGGCTAAGGATACTGTAGCTAAGTTCCCTGATGCGCCACAAGATCACGTGGATATGTTCAAAGAACTATGTAATGCTCACTACAAATCTATTATGTAATGGAGTTTACAATTGAACAAGAACGCCTAGCGTATACTTTGAAGAGACGAATGCTTAAAATGGTTGAGGATTGCTCAACTACTGAGTGCAGGTCTTCATTAAGTATTATGCGTCAAGATGTTATTAACATACTTGAGTTGCTAGGATCTAAAGACATGAGTTATTTTGATTTATTTGTAAATATAGAAGAAGAAAAAATGGGAGAACAAACATTTGAAGAAGCAGTAAAGCCATTAATGAAATGGTTATGTGAGAACAAGCATCCGCACACAACAGCAATTGTAACTGGCAACCTTGCAGAGTTAGTTGAAGGTGTTGAAAGCGTGAAGACAGATGAATTTATTGTAGACTAAACAATAATATTATGATTGATATCTTTAAAGAAGATAGCAATGGAATGGTTATAGCCTTGGATAATTTGTCTAAGGCTAACCTTTCTAATATAGCTAACGAAATCGTAAAGACCTCTGTTGATGGAGGATACGAAGACCCAATTGAAGCTTACGTTAAAGCTAAGGGTATTGCAGAAATTGCTGATCAAATCATGAGCGGACTTAAGCACTATGCTATCAAGGATGCGTATAAGTTTGATAAAGATCAGAAAGTATTAGGTTGCTCGGTTGTTGTTAAGAACACACCTACTACCTACGACTACTCCCATAACGATGAATGGTCTGAGATAAATGACCAAATCGCATTACTTAAGGAACGTCAGAAAGAAATCGAGAAGCAGATGATTCAGGCTATGTCAGTTGCCCAGTTGATTGATAACGATGGCGTAGTAGTTGAGCCTGCTGTGATTAAGAAAGAAGGATCAGAGACAATACAAATTACAATACCAAGATAATGGAAATAGGAACATCAGTTGCTATATTAATCATATGTGTAACATTGTTAATAGCACACGAAATCAGAAATCATAAATAACCTTTAAACAACAAGAACAATGAAAGGATTTAAAGTAGGTTGCTCACCTATAACGAGTGATATTTACGCAGGAAATGTTAATGACAAAGGTATGTGGGTTGGAAAAAAACACAATGTAACCGATACAGCAGTTGGGGCAGTTGCTCAACATTTACTACAATTAAACGAAGAGATGAAATTTGGCTACAAGGGTAAGGAATATGTACTTCAAGTAGTAGAACTAAAACAACAAGAACAATGAAATCAGAAGAATTTGTAAACAAACAAAAAGAAAAGTACGGTAACTTTGGAATAGTCTATCCACCATCAACCGATAAAGAAGCTTTTTCGGCCTTAACAGAACATTTCTTAGGAAAGGATTGGTATACTGCTAACCCTGTTAATTCAGAACAAGTTAATACAGAAATTGTAGCTCTTATATTTGATAAGACTCAACCAAAGAAATGGTATCAAAGATTATTTAACCTTTAAACAACAAGACTAATGAAACTAAACAGAGATCAACGCATGGAAGAAGCGGGTGCTTATGGCACTATGTTTATCATTAGCGTAATCGTTATTGCGATAATTATAGCGACTATAACAACAATATTTAATCTATGGAATTAAATCAAGGAATAAGAGATAACATGATTAATGAAATCAAAGAATTGAATGATGACATTAATAAAATAAACAAAGAGATAAAGAGTCTTCAAGCCAAAAGAGACAGAAGAAAAAATAAAATAAAAGCTCTTGTATTAATCCTAAGTAACCAACTAGAACTAGATTTAGATTAAAATGGAAGAAACCAAAAAAGAAGAAGTCGTTAATCCCGACACAGTAAAACTACTTCGTGCTGTAATGAAAGTATCTTCATCGCTTAATGACCTTGATGATTTGATATACCAAGGCGATTACTTTAAGTATCAATTCAAGCGTGAGGCATCAAAGTGGATGGTACTAATGGAATACCATACCAAGACGCTGATGAACTCTCTCGTGGAAGAAGATCACACTCTACTGCAAGAGATTTATAATTCATTAGAAGAATCATCTCAAGGGGTTTCAGCTGGAAAGAAGACATCACTTATATTATTCTACGCTAAACTTAAAAGTTGTCTGAATGACCTAGACAAGATGGAGGATAATAGAGATGCTTTCTATCCTAGATTCATCCGAGTACATACTGAAAAGGTAGTTAAGGAGATGGAGAAGCAGCACTACTCAATCATTCATACTATTGATGCTGATGGTAAAGATGTCAACCACATCATTAAATTCTTCGATGAATTTACTGAAACAATTATGACTTATTCAGAAAAGTAATTACATTTACCGCCCCGGTATTAAAAACAAACATATGAGTTGGGAAGATTGGTTATTGAATAATGGCCATGTCAAGGGAGTTACTGCTTATGATAAACTAATGGAACTCGCAGTCAGTTCCTACGATATGACATCAAAGAGCAGGAAACAAAATAGAATGGATATGAAGCACTACTTGGTGCTATGGTGGGTAGAGAATAAAGAAGAGTTCTCGACTTACAACTCAACCATTGCCTTGGGTAAGTTGCTTGGCACTGATCATTCAACCGTTATTCATTTTATGTACCATAGAAAGAAAACAATTAACTATGAAAAGAATGTAGAGTGTATTAAGGACTTTTTAAATTAACTACCATGATTTACAAAAATTTAGAGAATGTACTGGATAGAATATTCGGTCCGTTCTCAGAGGAGAGAACATTGATCCTCAACGCAGTCAAGAAAGATGTCGAGTCCGCATCTCCAACAGCCTCAGGCAATGACGTGGAGAAAATACTTAACATCTTTAACGAGGTGTTCCAGAAGAAATCTAGAGTAATTACCAAGAAGGTAATGAATAGATACAAGGAAGTACTCAAGCACTTTTCCCTGCAGGACATCAAGTCAGCAATGGAGAATGCTAAAGCAGATGAATTCCATTTAGAGAACAACTACAAGTATTGTACTATAGAATACTTCTCTAGGATGGAGCAAATTGATAAGTGGACCAATGTATCTACCGAAGAAAAGAAAAGCGACTTTGTGATGCCAAAATTTAATGTAAGGGGGTAATATGAATCAGATGCAGCTACGCTCAGAGCAAATAGTCTTACACTCTATGCTTATGCACCCCTCTACCATTCACGACATTATGGGTAAGGTATCTTCGGATATGTTTGTCACACCCATAAACAAAGTAATCTTTGAAGCTGCATACGAACTTTATTTATCTCAAGAACCGATTAATGTCATAGCACTCAGTCAGGTGCTGATGAAGAAGAACACGATGTATAAGCGTGATTCTATCTCAGAGGTTTCTAACATCGTATCTATGGGTGCTGTTGGATCTAATGAATTAAGAAGTTCAATATACTTTTTGGTAGCAGAAAGTGTGCGTCACGAACACATTGATCTAGCCAAGAAGATAGAGAAGATGTCCGCTGATGATTCATATGATCCTCAGAGCGTGATAAACACACTACAGGCACACATCACGGATAATAAGTTCAAGTCTATCATCAGGAAGAAAGATTTCGATAACGAATCACTACTCCAAGAGTTAGACAAGAAAATGCTTGATGCTTCAACGAAAGAGGGTGTAAGCGGTATAGAGACTGGATACAAAAGGTTCGATGTCCTGACATCAGGTATGCAACCTACTAACCTTATCATCATTGCTGCACGACCTGCTATGGGTAAAACACAGTACGCCTTAGGGCTAATGAAACACGCATCCATTCGAAATAACTACAAAGGCCTATTCATATCGTGTGAGATGGATGAGGTTCAGGTTATGAAGAGAGTTATCTCTGTTGATAGTGGCATCCCCGGATATCACATCAAACGTGGTAGACTTGAGACACGTGAGATCATGCGTTACGAGAAATCAAAGAAGCGAATCATCAATTCGAACATGAAGATCGTTGCAGGTTCTTTCACGATTACTGATGTACTCTCAATGGTCTACAAGATGAAATACTCTGAAGGACTTGACTACGTTGTCATAGATTACATTCAGAAGATACAAAGCCCAGGTGCTCAGAACAGGACCAATGAAGTAGGTGATGTATCTAGGAAGCTTAAGGATATGGCTAACGAACTTAAGATACCTGTCATAGCATTGGCTCAGTTATCTCGTGCGGTAGAACACAGGACTGATAAGAAACCTATGTTGTCTGACCTTAGGGAATCAGGCGATATCGAACAGGATGCTGACATTGTTATGTTCTTGTATCGTAATGGCTACTATATGTCTCCTGAGGAAAAGGATAACAATCCTATGGCAGACGATGGGTATGCAATCATTGCAAAGCATAGAGATGGAGAACTTGAGGACATACACCTTAGGTTTGATGCGAACATTCCTGCTTGGAAGAATCCATATGATTCTGATGAACCTGATGAAGATTACGTTCAGACAGCACTAAGACCTAATAACGACTTTGATATATTCTGATATGTTTGACATTTTTGAAGAGAAACCTCAGCCAAAGATATATTGTGCTGACGTTACGATAAGCGTAAAGATTCCACAACGTGGTAAGCAAAAGAAGTATGATTCTAAAACAATCAAGCTATACAAGATTCCATTAGTCATGAATGATGGCGATATTGCTACTGATCACCAGAAGAAAGTGCTATTCAAAAAGGTTCATGAGAATAAGATTGGCAAGGGCAAATATGAAGATATGATTTTCTCGATAGTATCAATTGATAATATCAAATATATGTCAAATTTATCTTATAAGTTTGATTATTTAATTCATTAGTGTAAACAATTTTGTTTACATTTGTTAAAAATATAATAGTATGGAGCGTCAAATTTTACAAGTATTGGAATTCCAGAAGGCATTTAATGTCAGTATGCCATCTGAGCCAAAGATGTTACCTAGAAAAAGAGCAAAACTACGTCAGTCATTGCTCCAGGAAGAGGTAACTGAATTAGCAGAAGCAAAGAATTTACTCGATGTTGCAGATGCAATCTGTGATATCCTGTACATCACCTATGGTACGGCACATGAATATGGTCTTGCTGATCGTCTAGTAATGTTGTTTGACGAGGTTCACCGATCAAATATGTCTAAGATGGGACCTGATGGTAAGCCTTTATTCCGTGAAGATGGCAAGGTAATGAAGCCTGAGACATACTCAGAGCCTAAACTACGACCTATCATCGAAAGAAACTTCTCCGTATATAAAGAAAGCAAAGCAATGAAAGATGCTGCTGAAATTATGGAGGCGATTGCTAATGAGGAAAAGAACCTCTTAAATGATCGAATAGAGAACAAGTTAAGGAAACACCTTACTTTATGGGATAAGTTCCTGTATTGGCTCTTAAATAAGGCTGAGAACAATCTTAAGACTAAGATCGAGGTTAAGTATCCACAGTCTATCTATGGCGAAGTAGTAGTCAATATTTATGGCAAAGATTACCCAATCCAAAACGTCTAAGTACGGCAATAAGAAAATTGAGTTAGATGGTGTCAAGTTTGATTCCAAGCTGGAATTATTCTGTTACCAACAATTTAAGAGTTTGGGGCTAGAATTCGACTTTCAGAGAACAATACTCTTGCAGGAAGGATTTAGATTCAAAGGTAAGTGGATACGACCTATTACTATGATTGTAGACTTTGTACTTCATCACAATGGACAAAAGATCTACATAGATACAAAAGGGTTCGCTACCGAGACATCTAAGCTGAAATACAAGATGCTAAAGTTTTATGTAAGAGAAGATTCTACTGCTGATGTGGTTTGGCTACACTCCCAAAAAGAAGTCAAAGAGTTTTTATTTAATTTATTAAAGTTATGAGTAGTGTAAACAAAGTAGTCCTACTGGGAAATGTAGGTGGAGTTGAAGTTAAAAGCTTCGAGAATGGTAAGAAGTTAGTTCAGTTGTCATTGGCAACGTCTGACGGTTACAAAAAGGGTGATAAGTGGGAAGAGAAAACAGAGTGGCATCGCTGCATCTTTGCTATCCCTGCCCTTGCTGAAAGAGCAGCTGCAATTCAAAAAGGTGATAAGATCTATGTTGAAGGAAGCATTAACACAAATTCTTGGACAACCAAAGATGGTGAGAAGAAAGAGATCAAAGAGATTTCTTGTACAATGTTCAAGACGTTTGTAAAAGCTAAGACAGAGCAAAAAGAATTCAATCAACCTAAGACAACCGTTACTGAAAGTAAGAGCGATTGGACTCAGGAGTCGGATGATATTCCTTTCTGATGTAAATAAGTAACCAATTAAATCAATAAAAAATGCAAGAGAAATCGCTGCACAACACCACTGCAAATGGTGCAAAAAAGAATGTTAAAGACATTCAATTTTGGGGAGACGGAGACACTTTCCGTTTAATTTCTAAAGCTTCATCTGAGGCAGAGGGATGGATGAAATCAACTAAGGCTATGCCGGTAGGCAACTCAGTTGTTATTCAGGTAACAACGCAACAGCGCAATCCTGATGGAAGCTATTCAGTTGCTGAGGCACTAACAACAGTTGATAATGTTATCATCTGCGAGTACAAAGTTGGCGACACTGTAGAGGCAAGAACTATTATCCCAAGAACTCAGGAGCATGAGGGAGTTCACGTCACAGCAGTTAGAAACGTAGCTTTAGAAACAGCTGAGTAAAGCTTGCCACTGACGAGTGGAACGTAACCTGCCGGTCTTAATTGCTCGCGGTTCTCATCGTAGGGAGATAGGTTAGCCTTCCGAGGAAAAAGGCACATAGTCAGGTGGCGGAATTGGTAGACGCAAAAAAACTGTAATGAGGTATGTCCAATCCTCACATTAAACAAAAAGGGTTACAACGCAGAAGTGCGGAAGCGGTACAGGTTCGAATCCTGTCCTGACTGCAAAAGGTATAGGCGCACTAACTTCCTTATTTCTAATAGAACGCAATCACGGAGTGGCGGAAAGCAATTGGATACTGTTCAGTTGTGGGGAGACGCTAGTACTTGAAAATGCAATAGAATAGGGTATCAGCTGTAACCGCCTATTGAGCAGAAGTAGAAACAAGGGATAAGCTCCATGCAGGTTCGAGCCCTGCCTCCGTGGCAAATTGATTCAACATAAGTGGTAAAAATTGCCACATACGTAATAACAAAATGTAAACTTATAAGCTTACAAAACAAATAGAAATTTAAACCTATAAGCTTAATTAGATGAACGAAGTAGTAAAGTTTAGAGAGAGACTTAAAAAGATTGGCATAGAGATAGAGCTAGAAGGTAACGCGCCCTGGATATATCTTAAGTCAGTTAACGGAAACAAAGTGGAGCGAGAAGATTGGGTTAATGCTAATCACGGTTACTGCGTAGCTTGGTATCCAGTTTGGCACAGGGATGAAGTTCAGATGAATTGGCAGGACATTAAGTTAACTTTTAAGTTAATCAGGAAGTATAGAAATGTCTAATATACTATGCATAATCGGTAAAAATCCGAATAAATAGCTAATATATTACGCAATTCGCGAATCAAGAATTATACGCAAAAGGATATAAATATCCGTATATAGACGAAATTATACGCAAACACATATAATGAATGGCAAAGTACAATGTTGGACTTGTTACAAGTTTAAAGCGCTCGATAAATTCGACCAAAATAGACGAGAATACAATCTTAAAAGCCGAAAAGGAACTCTGTTCAGCTGTAAGAGATGCACACGAGCAAGAGTGCTGCGTGAATTACGAGCAGTGCGATACGACTTCGGAGAGCGAAAGTTTGTAGTACACCACTTTAAGAATAAAAGCCAAGCCTTAAAATTTATAAAGAATGAAAGCAACACTAATTAAAGTTGATTCAGTTTATCACTTATGGTTAAATCCTAATACAAAAGACAAGGAGCACATCGCTTCAGACAATCCAATTGTAGATACTCGTGGTGTTGACCTGAGAAAGTATAAATTATCCAAACAAAACTGTGATGAGATATTTGGAGTAGTTACACCTGAAGCCATGATGAGAGATATCGAATCTAATTGTGAGGTGACAAAAGAAGGGTTTATTGTTGGCTTTCAAACAGCTATGTTATTGATTAAAGACAAGCAGTTTACTTTGGAAGATGTCAGAAAAGCAATTGCGTATGGTGAAAACTTTAGAGATATGGATGAAGGAAAAGTTCCATACCAAACATTTGTTGAATTTATCCAATCCCTTCAACGACCAACAGAAATTGAAGTTGAGGTTGAGATGGAAACTAAAAAACAATTAGTCAATGGTTATGAAAATCAACCTGATAATGTTGTAGGTTTTGTTGCTAAGTATAAATACATATTAGTTCCGAAACTTGATGAAGATGGATGTTTAATACTTAAAAAATTATGAAAGCAACAATAGAGTTCAATGAGTACGATGAGTTGGTTGATGCAATAAACGGTTGGAAATGGAAGAATGCAATGTGGGAGCTTGATCAACAGATGCGTAAGGTAACCAAACATGGGCAACACAACGGTAGGGACGCTACTGAAGCTGAGATTGAGATTACTGAACATTGGAGAGAAACGCTCAGGAAATTAATTAATAATGATGGATTAAACTTTGAATAATGACGGAATACGAATTAGAATTGAATTCTCAGGATCTAGGAGAGATTATTGAGATACTTCGGGTGCAACACTTCAGGATGCACGCTGAACCATTCGCTCAGAAAATCGGAATGAAAGAAAATGTTCTGCTATCTGTAGAAGAAGGTCGAGGACCACACGGATTACTCGCCTTAAAGAAAATTAATGATACCTTCCACAATGTGAAGGTTACATTTAAGGTACAAATTAATTAGCGACCTTGCCCTATGTTTCGCTTAACGTAGTTCTTAGAACCCTTAATTTTAGAAGACTTGGATTTCGCATGAGTTCCAGGTCTTTTCTTTTTAGGAGTTTCTAATTTAGTGCCAGTGTTAATCTGCTTTGCCATTACTTAAAGAATTTGCGTTTTTTGTCAGCACGATTCTTAGATTGTGACTGACTAATGGTTTTAGTTTTAGACGTGTGTGCTACATCTTTGCCATCATGATTACCATGAGTTCCATTTTCACGATTAATCGCCTGTAGAACGGCTCTATATCGCTTTCTAGAGGGTGTATCTTGATACTTAGTATCGTAAGCTACCTTTTTCTTACGAGCTTCAGGGTTCTCTTGATAGTATTTAGCACTTTTTGACTTACCTGTCTTTGTGCCTGCTAACTTATTTCTCATGGTCTGAAAGTTTTTTTATAGTCCTCTAAGCGGTTAAGCCAACCTTGTAAGAATTTAGCGTTCTTTCCTTTTGAAATAGCTCTAAAGAATCTTTCTCTTTCAGCAGTTAAAGCATCAAATAATTTTCTAGGCTCAATTGAATTTGCAGCCGCAATGGTTTTTGGACCAATCTTTCCGTCTACAGCGCATTTTACACCGCAGTCATTTATAGCTTTCTGTAATGATTTTACAGCTTGATATGGACCTGATCCCCAAGCCATACCTGTAACGAATATAGCGATGTTTACAGAATCGTAATCATCACCCTTAACTTTATCCCAATAGCCTTTCTTAAATACACGGAACCAGTCTTCTGATGACATCTCAAAGAATTCTTTATCCTTGTTCTTTCCGTAGAATGAAACCCAAGCTGAATAAGTAATACCTATGTTGGTGTGCCACCCTGTCTTTCCTTGAAAAGGTGTAGGGCATGGATATGAAGAAGCAGAGTCAGCCTTATCTCTAGATAGACCGCCTTCCCACTTCTTTGTAAACTTAATATATCGATCTATGATTTCCATTTGTCGCTTTCGGTTTTTAGGCCTGTAACAAACTTCTTAAATGAAGCAAGAATATCCTTGCCTGTTACATCTTTGTAGTTCTCGTTGATGCTTTTCACTTCTGTAAAAACTAAAAATAGAGCTATCGCTTTTGTTAGCAACAACTCTACTGAAATGAAATGGGCAATAATATCGCCTGCAATGTACTTCTCTACTAAGAAGAAAAATGAAATGGCTCCTGCATATATACAAGCCTTAACAGCTGTTCTGTAGAATCCTTGACTTTGGATTACATCCCAAAATTTAGCATCTGTATTTTCTCTTCTTTTATAGGATCTCCAAACGCCAAAACAAACGTCTAAAAGAATAGCAATAAGGGCGATAGTCATTAGGGGCTTCACCGGAGCGAAGATAGTAAGGATTCCAGACAAAGCAAGTAGTATGTTAGTTTTCATATCAATTTTCTATATAACTTATAGATAAAGTATACAATAGCAAAAATAATCAAAAATGCTAATGTATTGTTTAGGAGCTTCTTCCACCAAGGGTACTTCTCAAATGTCCTAATAGGCACTTTACGCTCTACTATTTTAGTTATATAGACTGGATCGCATTTGCCTTGCACGTAAACTTTTTTCTCTTTAGGTACGTACCAGGTCTTAACTGTCACTCTGTCTTTGGTGATAGTGATGGTATCAGTCAATTCTTTTAATGTGACCACAGTGTCAACCTCAACTTTTGGTATGTAGATTGATATTGTGTCACGAACAGTGACTGTGTCTGTTGTTAAAAGGTATGGGTACTTAGTTATTAACCTCGTAAATCTTCTTTGTGGACTACAAGATACAATCAGGATAACAAAAGGAATTAAGTACTTCATTTAATATATCTTCTGAAGTGTAAATAAATCGCTATATATACTATTTGAAACATTTGCCGCAAACCAAGCTGCTGTTATGTCAAACTTATTATTAATAGTTGCATCAAATGTATCTTCGTTAAGATATATAAAGTTAGATGACTCAAATATATTTGTCCCATTCTTAAGATAAGAAAATTTTAAGTTGGTTGATATTTTAGCCACCCCGGATTCACCTATACTTCTAACTGTAAAGTTAACACTAATTTCAAAAGGTCTATTTGTGGTTGCGCCCAAGGTAATTACTGACAAAGAAAGTGTAGTGGCAAGGTTATTAAAGCCAACCCTAAAGCCAATTACTTGAGATGCTAAACAATTTAAATATCCACTTAAATTTGCAGAAAAGGAGTCACCTACTTTTAAAGTATTTGCAGGAAATATGATTGACCCTTCACTTCCATAATTTCTCAACTCAGACTCCATACAATCTAATGACTCAACTACACCACCATCGTCAAGAACACTTTCTTCAAAGTTAACATATATAAGCGACTTAGCCTGAGTTGTATTTGTTACCGGAACACTCTTTGCTGTCTGGGCAAAGTTACCTCTTGGAGCAGAAGAGTAGTCGGGTATATTTAATGAGTTGTTGACAAGTGTAGACGGACCAGAAGATCCAACTGTCGTTAATGTAATCTTGTCTTGCTTTGATGAATCTAATGACGATACATCACCATTTAGCGTATTTATGTTATTATTAGCAGCTGAGATATCGGAACTGTGCTTATTTGTAAGTTTCGATAATGCAATAATATCATCAATATTCTTATTAGCAGTAAGGCCGTTAAGGAGTTTCTTTCCCTGCGGTCCTACCGGTGAGCTAGTGCGTTTAGATTTAGGTCTAAATGCCATCAATCAATATTTTCGGTTCATAAGGAAACTCTTCTTTAACACTATGACCAGCGAATGCGTGCTTTGGGTTCTTAGGCTCTACTAAGTTAGCACCAAAATCATAAACTTCAGTACTCATTACGTCATAATGATAGCCATCAGCATATACGGGCGGAGTTACTATCTGCATACCATCCATTACGGGAGGGGTTAACATAATTTTTCCGATAGTTACCACAGCTTGTACGCCATTACCATAAGCCAAAGTTATTTTCTCGTCAATACCTTTAGTTTCGACTAATATGCCTTTTGACTTCAAATCTTCAATTCCTTCCTGTTCGTTATTGTAACAGAGCTTAAAAATGTTCATATTCTTATAAAATTTAGTCCTTTTGTTTTACCTCTTGCTATTGGTCTATCGTGAACACTATTTCCATTTACCGTACGATAGCTAGCGTTAAATATTTCAACAGCCTCCCACATATAACAAATGGTGTTTGTTGTAAGTTCTTTTACTTTCATTGATGCTTGTCTCCAAGCCTCTTTTTGCCTTTGGCGAGTAACTTCACTTATTTGTATTCCTTTTTCTTTTCTTGTTCGCGATATTTTTTCTCTAGTTTCTTTATCGTGAACTCTACCTACCGAATAAGATATAAGCATCTCTTTCAGTTTTGCTTTTGTTTCTTCTGTATGTTTGAAACCAAAAGCACCTTCGCCGCCTAAAGTCATATTGCATAAGTTTTCTACACCTATTGAAGCAATGAGGAATTTCTCCATTTCTTTAGCCGCTTCTAAACTTAGGTTTTCAGATATAATATCAACCTTTAAACCGTGTTTATTGTATTTGCGTTTCCAATAATCATTTCTGTTTATTGTGTTGTACGCCCTTTTTACATCATTACCAATACCAACGTAAAAAATATCGTTGTTATCAGGTATTTTATGTATGTAAACTACTGCCACCCTATCTCAACAACTGCTTGAACTCCGCTTCCGTATGCTTCGTGTTTTTCTCCGTCTATTCCTTCGACCTCGATTAGCACCCCTTTTGCGTAAAGGTCAGCAACTGCGGCGGCCTTGTCTGAATAAGTCAGTTTAAATACATTTGTCATATGCTTGAAAGTTGTTGAAGTTGAGCGTTAGTTAGTCGAGTAGTCCAAAGTGCAGCGGCTTTCATTTGTTGCTTTTGAACTCCAGTAACACCTTGCCATTTATTCATTGCAACTTGGTTCATACCGCTTGGTATTGCAGTTGCACTTGTGTTTGAGTCAAGAAGTGTCCCATTAGCATACATTGCGAAGTCTCCGTTTTTATATCCGACTGCAATTTTATTGTTATTCGTTATGTTTAATGGAGCACCTAAATTAACAAAAGACGAGCCATTATTTATATAGCAATTTATATACCCACTTGAATGAACATAGTACAAAAGAACTGCAACGCTTGTATCGTTAGCAAATGTACCAAATATCCATAAGTCATTGCCAACGGATTGAGTTGTTCCGATACCCTCCCAAAACAAAGTTCCCTCTGTTTGTCCTATAAGCGAACTAATACCAGTCTTTGAAATAACATCTGCGTTTCGTGTTACACTTGCAGAGGTTGTAGGTATGTATGAAGTAGCGTAGCTTCCTGCTTCGAGTTGTGCG